GCGTTTGAATGTGCAGCAGTCTTGGGAATCTGCTGCGCGGGAGACTACGCATCGCCAGGAGATCGAGCGGTTCAACAACTATGGGCCGCGTGGCGCCATTCCGGACGCTGCCGCGTCGGCGGAGGCGTTTGCGCGCCGGGCGGCGCGCGGGCTTAGTAATCCTGCAACCGCTGCTGAGCGGTTTCAGTCCTGGCTGGTCCCTTATGGCGGTTCAACCGCCCCGAGGCGGTGACCTGGTCCCCCCTCTTTTCTTCTTTCTCTTCAACGTCTTATCAACTCTCAAGGAGGCTCTTTCAATGTTCTCTCGTAATCGTCATCGTGTCTCGTTGGACTGTGGCTCTGTCGAGGTCACTAAACAATCGCACAAGCAAGAGTGCGATATTCATACTATTCTTCGGCAGTATCAAAAAACTGGTATTATCACTCATCTATCAAATGTTCCTGCCGTTTACGCTGATCTTCCAGCGGTTGCCGACTATCAGGAGGCTCTCAATACGCTCAATGCTGCGGAGGCCGCTTTCGCGGACCTCCCTTCTTCCATTCGTGAAAGCTTTCACAATGATCCAGAGCGGCTTTTGGCTGCTCTCAATGATCCCGCGCAGGCTGATAAGCTGCGCGAATTAGGCGTTTTAAAGCCCCTACAGGGCGATGTGAAAACGTCTGCTACTACCCTACCGGGCACTAGCGCCGAAGGCGCCGGGGCTTAAAAATTTGCCCTCACCGTGTCCACATATCCATAGGGGGCCGGTAGGCGGGCCGCCCGTAAGGGTGGCAAGGCCCGCCGCACGACACCCTGTGGATATGTGGGCACCGCGACCGTCAGACCATCCTCTTACTTGTTGTCATATGGTCTGACTGACACCACGCTTGACGCGGGGTGTCGTAACTGGGTAGGGTTTTAGGGAAGGGGTTGGCCCTTCCCTACTAACAGATTGAAAGGATTATCAAATGAAGCGTTTCAAGATGTCTAAGGGGGCTTCTCGTTCGAATTTTCGGCGCGGTGCTGTGGGCACGCATCGCAAGAATTTGAACCTCAACCCCATGCGCGGCGGTATTCGTCTGTGAAGGCGCTTTCTTTGGGTGCCACAATTTGGATTTGGGCGACGCTGATTTATGCGGCGTTCATCTTCGCGGCGACGGCGGTAGCGCTGTTTTGTGCCTGGGTGTAATTCCCCCCTTGACGTTTGGCCAGCGGCGCCGCCGTTGGCCGGGATCGTCTTTTCTCCTCGGCAGTCCTATGCCGGGGCTCGGGCTTTCTCGGTGCCTTGTGGCCGGTGCGTTACCTGTCGATTGGGTAAGGCTCAGGAATGGGGCACCCGGATTTATCATGAAACGCTGATGCACGCCGATTCCTGCTTTTTGACGCTGACTTACGACGCTGAGCATTTGCCAGCAGATCACTCGGTTTCGGTGAAAGAATTTCAGGACTTTATGAAGCGGTTCCGTAAAGCGATAGATTGCAAGATCCGCTTTGTAGCGTGCGGCGAGTATGGAGGGCTTAATGGTCGCCCTCATTATCACGCCATTATTTTTGGGTATGGCTTTCCTGATAGGCTTCCTTGGCGGAAGACTAAAACAGGCCATCTTTGCTACCGCTCGGCGCAATTAGACCGGCTTTGGGGCAAGGGTAATGCGGAGATTGGCTCGGTTACTTCTGCATCTGGCGCTTATGTGGCGCGATATACTCTCAAGAAGATGTATGGTGACAGCGAAGAGGCCGTTACCAAATATTTGCGCGAAGAGATTGACGCGCAGACCGGCGAGGTACGCCGTTGGTGCGTAGCTCGGGAATTTTTCCTTATGTCTCGCCGTCCAGGCATTGGCGGCGGTTGGTTTGAGCAGTTCGGCGGTGACGCATTTCCCAGTGATTTTGTCACGGTCGGAGGCCAAAAACGCCTTGTCCCTCGGTATTATTTCCAGCGACTGAAGGAGGAGGCGCCCGAGATTGCCGCGGCAGTTATCGGGAAGCGGCGGAAAGCCGCGGAGCAGCGCAGCGAAGAGCATACATCGCGGCGCATGCTCACGAAGCTGGAAAGTGCAACCATCAAAACCGAGCGCATCGCTCGGGATTTAGAAGAGGGGTAACTCAAATGATCCTGAAATGTTTCGCTTTTCATGACATGAAGGTGGGCGTTTATGGCCAGCCTTTTTTCATGGCTCATATCGGCCAAGCTATTCGCGCGGCGATTGAACTTGGCGAGGATCGTAACACGGTTATTGGTCGTCATCCTGCGGATTACCAACTGATCCAGATTGGTGAATATGACGACAATTCCGGCGAGTTTAGTAATTTGCCGCATCAGATCATCGGTTCGGTGGTTTCGTTTCTTCCTGCTGCGCCTGCGGGCGCGTTGTTCAACCCTGGTTCGTAAAGGACACGAAAATGCGTTTACCTTCCAATATGGTGCACCAGTTCTCTCAGGTGCCTAAGGCTCAGATTCCTCGGTCTTCCTTTGACCGGTCGCACGGTCTGAAAACCACAATGGATGCGGGCTTCCTGTATCCCATTTTTGTTGATGAGGCGCTTCCTGGCGATACTTTTTCGGTCGATATGACCGGTTTTGCTAGGATGAATACGCCGTTGGCGCCGATCATGGATAACCTTTACTTCAATACGTTTTTCTTTGCGGTGCCCTTGCGTCTTCTTTGGTCCAATTGGGAGAAAATGAACGGTGAGCAGGCTAACCCAGGTGATTCGACGGACTATCTCACGCCTCAGATCATCGCCCCTGCGGGCGGTTTTGCTCATGGCTCTTTGTTTGACTATTTCGGCGTGCCAACTGGCGTGGCAGGGCTCCGCATCAATGCTTTCCACGCACGAGCTTACAACGTCATCTACAATGAATGGTTCCGTGACCAGAACCTTCAACAATCCCTGGTTTCGCCTCTCAATGACGGACCCGACGACCCCGCCCTCTACTCGTTGAAGCGGCGCGGGAAGCGGCATGATTATTTCACTTCGTCGTTGCCTTGGCCGCAAAAGGGCGAGAGCGTGAGTATTCCGCTTGGGCAGAATGCGCCGGTGCACCAGGTTGCCGAGGCGAATACCTGGCTTTCGCAAGGTGGTGTAGGCCCGGCGCGGGCGTTGTTTGGCGAGCCTGGCGGCGGGTACCCTGCGATGTGGAGTGTTCCGACCAACCAGGCTGGGCCGATGGCGCTTCAACTGGAGGGCGTGCTGAGGGCCGATTTGTCTGAGGCTACGGCGGCGACTATTAACCAGTTGCGGCAGGCGTTCCAGGTTCAGCGCCTTTATGAGCGCGATGCGCGCGGCGGCACGCGATACACTGAGATTATTCGCAGTCATTTCGGCGTCATTTCGCCTGACGCTCGGTTGCAGCGTCCGGAATATCTCGGCGGCGGTCAGTCGCCGGTCAATATCGCCCAGGTGGCGCAGACTTCGGCGTCGATTGACGGGCAGCCCCAGGGTTCGCTGGCGGGTCTTGGGACGTCGATTATGCGCGGCGGACACGGTTTCACTAAGTCGTTTACTGAGCATTGCGTTATTTTGGGTCTTATCTGCGTGCGCGGCGATTTGTCCTACCAGCAAGGGCTCGATCGTATGTGGTCGCGGCGGTCTCGGTTTGATTTTTACTGGCCTGCTTTGGCTCAGATTGGCGAGCAGGCGGTGCTGTCTAAGGAGATATACGCCGATGGGACGGCTGGTGATGAGACTGTGTTTGGGTATCAGGAGCGTTTTGCGGAATACCGCTATAAGCGCTCGATGATCACTGGCAAAATGCGCTCCACGGATCCGCTTTCGCTCGATGTGTGGCACCTGGCGCAGGAGTTCGGCGGCCGGCCGTTGCTCAACGCCACCTTTATAGAGGAGCATCCTCCGGTCGATCGTGTTGTCGCGGTGCAAAATGAACCGCATTTCATCGGTGATTTTTGGTTTTCGTTCCGCGCTGCGCGGCCTATGCCGGTGTTTGGTGTGCCAGGCATGATGGACCATTTCTAATGTTGGGGTTTCTTGGCGCGATTGCGGGCCTTTCGTCGGTGCTGGGTTTCATAGGCCAGCAGCAGACTAACAAGGCGAATCGGCAGATTGCTGCCGATACGAATGCTTTTAACGCGGAGGAGGCTGCGACTAATCGCGCTTGGCAAGAAGTCCAGAACCAAAAGGCGATGGATTTCTCGCAATACAACGCCGACACTTCCTATCGGCGTGGCGTGGCGGATATGCGCGCGGCGGGGATCAACCCGATCCTCGCTGCTGGTAATGGCGGCGCTTCGGCGCCGTCCGGTATAACCTCAGCCGGGAACGCCGCCTCTGGTGTCAAGGCTGAGATGGGCAACGCTCTCGGAGCGGGTGTGTCCAGCGCAATGCAAGCGGCCCAGGTGGTTCAAGGCTTGGAGCAGGCGCAAGCCAATATACAGCGCACCAATGCGGAGACGCAGTTGGTGCGCAATCAAACCGCGACGGAGGCCGTCAGGCCGGAACAAATCCAGGCACTTACTCAATTGACCCAAAATCAGGCGCTCACGGAAGGTGAGCGCCAGATGGTGGAGCGAATGCGTATCAACCTGGTGCAAGCCCAAACTGGGCAAGCGGCGACTGCGGCGCGTTTGAATGTGCAGCAGTCTTGGGAATCTGCTGCGCGGGAGACTACGCATCGCCAGGAGATCGAGCGGTTCAACAACTATGGGCCGCGTGGCGCCATTCCGGACGCTGCCGCGTCGGCGGAGGCGGCTGCGCGCCGGGCGGCGCGCGCGCTTAGTAATCCTGCAACCGCTGCTGAGCGGTTTCAGTCCTGGCTGGTCCCTTATGGCGGTTCAACCGCCCCGAGGCGGTGACCTGGT